TCCATGTCATCCTCGCCGAAGATCGCGTCGCCGTCGACAGGCTCGGGGATCTCCAACTCCTCGTAGACCCACTTCGCCGGCATCTTGACGCCGGTCTCGACGAGGATCTTGAACCGCTCGGCCGCGGCCTTGGCGTCCTTCACGCGAGGGATGGTGATCTCGGCGTAGGGCATGTCCTCGGACGGCACCGTGCCGAAGTTCAAGCGCACGATGGCAGGGATCAACTGCTCGGTCAGGATCGACGCCGTCCACGACGCGACGGATTGCAGCACCTCGGTGCGGATCCCGTCATGCACTTCGCCCAGCGCCCGCGAGCCGGTGCCGGTGTTGTCGGTGGTGAGGGTCTGCCCGAGAAGCAGGATGTCGCAGGCGCGGTCGGCAACGTCCATGAGGTGCGACTGCGGCATTGAGTCGGCGGCGCCCGACACGCCGTCGAGGATGTTGAGCTTGACGCCGGGGCCGGTCACCGCGGCACCAGTGCTGCCGACGTTTTCCAGCATAGCCTCAGCGGCATCCATCGCGCCTTCGCTGCCGTCCGTCTCGACGTGTCGCCACGGGATGCCGAAGAGCTGGGCATACTGCATCAGCCATCCGAGGCCATAGACGCTGGCGAGCCAGTATTTCGTGAGTGTGCGGAGGTTGGCGGCGTGGATCGGGTGCGTGCCGCCTTGGCTCCAGACGGCGATCAGGAACCGGTCGGGCGGGAAGTCCTCCAGCGGGCTGTTGTTCGCGCCGCCTGGTGCGACCATCAGCCGGTCGATCTCGTTGCTGGCGGACGGGTAGGCGAGATACTTGGCCGGCACCGGGGCGTAGGCCCGCGGCGAGATAATCCCGTTCTGCGCGTGCCATGCGATCTCCAGAACGCTGATGCCCTTGGCGTAGGCGTCGATGAGAGCGCGGATCCCGCCTTCCATGTCGAGTTCCCAGTAGCCCGGGCGAGGCGCGAAGGACTCCATGGCTCGCTCGACGACTTCGTGGATCCGCATCGACTGCGGCGTCGGCTCCTCCGATCCTTCGCGGGTCGCAGGCTTGATCTGGATCTCAAGGCGGGCGACGGCACCGGACACCTCGTTGAGCGCCTTCCGCAGGCGCGGCCAGGTGTCGAGCATCAGGCGGAACAGCCGGTCTTGGTCCTCCAGCTTGCCCGTGCGGACGTTCCGCAGGATCGTGCGGACCTGCTCAGGGGTGACATTCGACAGGTCGAAGTCGTTGGTGCGATACTGCGCCGGCACGGGCCAGACGACGCCTTTTCGTTCGTCGATTGTCATTCTTGAGCATCCTTAGCGACTTACTAAGGATTTGGCAAGGGTGGGGATTCTACAGGCTGTTGAACCCCCGCACCGCCCGCGTCGCCATCGGGTTTCGCTGCGTCCTGATCGCCGACTTCTCCGACATCAGCCCGGAGTGATGCGCGCCCAGAGCAATGCACGCCAGCAGGGCGTCGGCGCGGTCGGGCGACTTCAGGCCGGCCTTCCGCATCTTCTCCTTGTCCTCGATCCGCAGCTTCCCGGTGGCGTTCCACTCGCTCCGGCGCGTGGTGATCTGTTCGAAGGTCATCGGGTCGAGTTCGCCCAGGTTGACCTCGCCGCGGTGGATCGCCTGCGTCCCGGTGTGCCAGACCTCGCCGATCAAGTTGGCATACTCGTCAGAGTCCTTCGCGGCCTGCCCGCCGTGGAACCGGTTGATGTGCCATCCCTCCTCAGCCATCTGGCAGACGAACCCGGTGCCGAGGCCGTCGGCGTCGCCGAAGATCTGCCCTGGCTTCAGCTTCTCCTCTTCGAAAAGCCGGATGAACTGCCGCGCGGCCTGCACGGTGTCCCGCTCCTGCCATGCCTTGACGACGCGGGCGTGGTTGCCGCGGCGGATCGCCAGCACGTTCTCATCCCGGCCGGCAGCGAAGTCGCAGAACGCGACGACCTCCCCGGACTCGTCGGCCTTCGGTTGGCGCTCAAGCGCGGCGGTGAGGCGGGCCGGTGACAGCACCATCAGCTCGTCGTCGGCGGTGAACTCGGCGAGATGCTTGGACCGATACAGCGGGTGGTCCTCGCCATATTTGATCCGGTCGAGCTGCCTGCGCTCCTCGGGGATGTGCGGGCACTCGCTGCTCGGCACCTTGCGCGTCCAGTAGAGGGACCGGTCCTTGTGGTGGCTGTCGTAGAATTGCCCACGCGGTGCGCCAGGTGACGACACCCAGAGCTGGAGCAGGCGAGTGCATCGGTCGAAGGCCTCGAAGATCTGGTCCGGCACCGTCTTCGCTTCGTCCACGATCAGCATCAGCGGCGCGTCAGGGTCGCCGTGCCATCCTTCAGCGCGGCCTCCGTCGTCGGTCGAAAACCCCAGTGCGAAGCCGCCTTCGGGCGTGCGGAGTTCGTCGCTGAGGAACGTCCATGTGGGGAACTTGTCGCGGTGCTTGCGGATCGCCGGCCAGAGCTGGTTGGAGAGCTGCCGGAAGGATCCCGAGGTGAAGACGACTTTGCCCTTGGGATTCTGATCGAGGAACCACAGGATCAGCGGCGCGACGAGCCGGTCTGTCTTGCCGCTGCCGTTTGCCGCCACCACGGACGAGAACTGCCCGATGCCGACGGACTCCAGCGCCTCGATCTGCCAGACGTAGGGGATGATGCCCAGCTTGAGGACGCAGAACTCGGTCGGAGTCATCTCAACCTCTCCTTCAGCTCATGCAGCTCGATGAACAGGCTGATCGCCGTCTCATGCTCGGCCTTGAGTTGATCTCGCAGCGTCTCGACCTCGTGCTTCCAGACGACCAGCTCGCGCTCCAGCTCGGCAATGCGATCAACTCGCGGCGCGTCACAATCCTCGCAAGCCTTTTGAGCTGCTCGGAAGGTCTGGTTTTCGCGCTCCAGCTGTCGGCTTAGGCCGGTCATCTCCGAGATGTAGGCGGACTCGTTGTAGCCTCGATGGGCAATGGCGTCGGTGCGTGGGGTCGGTGTCATACTCGTCGAGCCTCCTTCCATGCGGCAAACATCTGCTGGCATCCACCGGGGTCGTAGGTGAATGACGCATGCTCAAGCTGAGATGCCATCTCGTTTGAAAGCGCCCGCTCGGCGGCAAGCTCGCGCTCAAGCTCTTCCAGTCGGTCGGCGGAGGCATCGATCATCGCGCCGATGTCTGCCGGGTTCGGCTGCTCAAGCGTCTCGTCGCCTCGCCGCCATCGGTTGAACTCGCGGAGCTGGGTGGGTAGGTTGTTGGCTGGTGCCATGGTCGGTGTCAGTCCCTCTTCGGCGAGGAAGTCGGCAAAGTCACTCCCTCGGTGCGGGTTCGGTGTCATGGCCTGCGGACTCGTTCCTGCGCGTCCTCGATCACCCGGCGAAGGGCGGCGTCTTGGTCGGGTGGCAGGTGAATGAGAGCCGACTTCGTGCTGTTGTCGATGCCGACGTTCACTTCCATCTCTGCCGGTGGCTTCCACCCGCCACGGCACTTCAGCCAGAAGATGCACGCGGTGAGCGCCTCCTTGCTCTCGCCGGTGGCGATGTCGAAAAGCCGCTTGGCGATCTTGCTGGTGGCCTTGGCCTGGCCGATGTCCAACGCGTCGCGGTAGTGCCGCTGGATCGTCTTCTTGTCGATCCCGACCACGCGCCCGATCTGCTCGACCGGCACGCCGATGCCCGACAGCATCTCGATCTGCCGGGTCATGGCCTCGCTCACCTCGTGCTTCGGGCGGCCTGCTTTGCGCTTGGCGGGTGTCATGGTTTCTCGGCCTTGAGTTCGTCGAAGGTCTTCCCGCTGGCTTCGTGGATGGCCTGCTTGCCGGTGAAGGCTTGCCAGCGTTTTACCGTCACGTCGATGTAAGCAGGCGTGAGTTCCATTGCGTTGCATCGCCGCCCCGTCTTTTCTGCCGCCATCAATGTCGACCCTGACCCGTTGAACGGCTCCACACAAAGAGCACCGTTGCTTGCGCTTGACTTGATTATTCGCTCCATCATTTCGACGGGCTTCGGCGTGGCGTGTGAGTGTCTGTCACTTCCGGTGACTCTGCCAAACTCCCACACGTCAGTCATGTTGTCGTGGGTGTTGTCGAAGTGCGCTCGCGTGTCGTAGAAGGCCCGCTTGAGTTCGTCGTGTTCCCGCTTGAGTTCGTCGTGTTCCCGCTTGAGTTCGTCGTGTTCCCGCTTGAAGGCGTCGCCTTTGGCGAATGCTTGCAGTTTTTTGTATGCCTCCTCGGTCGGAAAGCACCATTGCGATTTTGTGAAATAGTGACCGCCCATCTGATTGCCGAGCGCTTCCTTCCACTTCTTGGAACCTCCGCACTTTTCCATTTCCTCCGCTAGATACTTTCGGATTGGTTCCCACCCTTCCCAGTAGTTGTCAGCGTTATTGTTGAATCCTTGCTCGCCGAGCATGAAGAAAAGGCAGCGCTCAGAATTGTTTCCAAAGCACCTGCAAACCCCATCTTTAAGCCCTGCCCCTGAAGGCTTGTCCCACACAATCTCGTTACGCATCGTCAACCGCTCCGAATCTTTCAATCCTCCCACATACCAAAGCCTCCACAGGTCTTCGGCGTTTCCCCATATGTAGGCGCTGGCATTCTCTTCAATGAATGGCCGGAACGTCGCCCACCATTCCATTTGGAAGGCGTCGAGCTTGTCTGCGTAGAGATTGTCGTTTTCCACTCCGTCCTTTTCTTTGCCCATTCCGTAAGGCGGGTCGGCATGAAGTAGTTGTGCCCGCTCGCCTTTCATCAGTTGCTCGACGTGTGTCGGTGTCGTGCTATCCCCGCACATCAAACGGTGCCTCCCCAACACCCACACGTCGCCTAGCACCGACACCGGATCGACCGGCGGCTCCGGCACCTCGTCGGGGTCGGTTTCGCCCTCGGTGGTCTCGGCG